CGGCGCTAGTCGATAGGGGTCGTATTCATCTTTGTCATCTTCGCAGACCATTAGCCCTGGATAGTTCGGATCCGGAGACAATTCCGCAAGCGGCATCTTGCGCGAACACCGCGCACATATGGCAATACCATACGTCGGCTCTCCGGTAGGATCTATGAAGACCGGATTGCTCATCTAGTGTAGACCCCGATCCCTGGATTGATTTGGATCGGTGAGCCGTCGTTGTCGCCGTCCCATGCCCGCTGCATGCTCATGGCAGACTTCTGCTCGAGGATAGCCATGATCTGAGGGTCAACTTGAGGCGTCTCAGCTGCGACGCGCGCGGCCAAGGTGTTGATGATTGCCTCCAGCCAGCGATCGGGAACCTCGACCTCTTGCTGCAAGTTTTCGGTGTCCATGATCTGACGATGACGCCAAAGGATCAACTGCGCAGATTCAGCCGCTGGGAAGGGCGACGGCCAGATGCGCACGATCGGCTCAGGCAGATCACGTTGGAAATAGTAATTGCTCGGTCGGCCAGGGAAAACCTTATTGCTCTGGTTGACGTAGTTGTCGCGGTTCAACTGACCCAAGGGGATTTCCTGTGGCATGTTGCCGAGCACGACAACACTGTAGCTCAGAACGTTCGCAGGATTTTGCGCGTAAATCCTAAAGTACGGGTAGGCGATCGCGCCAGAAATGTCGGTCCACGTTATCTCTCCGGCAGACGCAACCGCGCTTGAATTGCCAACAGTCGTGAACGTCACGCCGTCGGTGCTGACCTGAAAGTAGACGGGAACGGATGCTGCGGACCACTTGATGCCGACCGTATCGACAACCGTAGCGGTCGAGAACGACGTCTTGTACGAGTTGCTTGCGGTCGTGACGACGCCGCTAACCGGCTGCAAGACGCGGTAATTCAAGTTCAGAACGCCAATAGTGCCAACCGGCAGCGTGACCACCGGCTGATTTTCGTACATCGGAAGGATGACTTTTTCGATACACCAGCTGGGCGTCTTGACACTCGCAAGCTCGGAAAGCGAGGTGTACAAAGTTTCCAAGGCGTAGGAATGCATCTCGCCGGTGATGGCTTGCGCGGGCAGACGGCAACGCCTGAAGGCGTGGTCTACCACCTTCAAGGCATTGAATGTCCGTCCGCCCACGTTACCCGAATAGGCCATTTTAACTCCGTCGTTGATCAGAGATGGCCACTGGTTCAGTATGCCCCAGGTGTTGGTTCACGAAATTATAGTGTACGGCACCCAAATGAACAAGTCATTTCTTCCGTTTGCCCATGGCACGAGCCTCTGACATCGCAATCGCAAGCGCCTGTTTGCCGTTGCTGACCTCTGGGCCGGTCTTGCTGCCCGAATGCAGCATACCCTGTTTGTATTCGCCCATGACCTTGCCAACCTTGGCTTCTTGCTTATGGGTCATGCCGCCCTTTTTCATCATCGTCTTAGGCTTAGGCAAATCCGGCGCAGTATGCTTTGCCGTTTCGCCTGGGTTCTTGTTGTTCACAACGCCGAGAGTGCCGCGATTCTTGATCATGCCGCCGTTATTCATGGCAATCATCGGAACGTCGCTGTGCGCAGGATAAGCCTTACGAGCCGGTTTGGCGGGGCTGGAAACCTTAGCCTGATCATAGCTCTCCTCGCGGCTGACACGCTTTACTTCAGCACCGGCACCCTTGCGCTCGCTGCTTGTTTCGCGCATCACGCGAGCCATTTCCTTGCGCTCACTCTTGGGAGCTGCAGGCGTTTTGGCTGCGCCGCCACGGGCATAGCCTTTCACCATCTGAGATCCCGCAGAACCAGTGAACCCACAATCCGACGGGAATTCAAAGTCTTTGACGTACTTTAACGACTTGCTCATTGGGAACCTCCCTTGGTTCTGTAACTCTCGATGATGCGGTCTAGCTTGGCGTCGAGGACGTCCAGCCGTTTCATTATCCGGTTGATGTGTGCATCAACCTCCTCTTTCGTGATGTATTCACGAGCAATCTCTTCACGGGTGCGGTTCAATAGAATTTGAAGCCGCTTGACCTCATCGGCGTGGCCTTTCCACACCAAGATCAATATGCCGCTGACGAAAGATAGAACGCTGCTCCAGACCGTGTTGAGATCCATGTCCTATGCCTCTCAGGCGCTGGCGTATGTCTTGATGCACTCAAGAACAATCGAGTACATATCGCCTGAGCTTGCGTCTGACGTGGTAAACAACAAATCGCCGTTTACACCAGTTCCAGCATTGTTTGGAATTCCACCGAAAGATGACAAATCCATCAGGTAGTTGGTGTTCTGCGGAACAACCCAAGCAAACTGATTTGTGTCTGCATCCCAAAGAATGCGGACTTCCATGCCGTGCGTGGTGGCGTAAATCTTATTGATTTTGACGCCATTGCAAGCATTACCGGCAGCGTTTGAACTCAGAGTGGAGACGTCAATCTTTACGACCGCCGTCTCTCCCGTGCCGTCTGAGATGTTGGTGAATTTGCCGATGAACAGCCGTTCACCGTCAAGGATAATTTGGGAAGTGACTGCATCAGCCATGTCTATCTCCTGAACGCTGAAGTGAGGGGGGAATCCCCCTCACCTTAGCTGGCTTGAGTGAAAGTGATACCAGCTGCGGCAGCGCACATGCCGTAGGCAAACCACGACGTGCCGTCGCTGATTACCCTTACCATGTCACCGGCGACCGCTTGGCCATCCACGAAGGAGATAGTGTCATCTGCAGTGCCCGTGTCACCAGCGGCACCGGCAGCGTTAACCGCTTGGCCCTTGATGATGTTGGCGCTGGCATTCGTCACAACCGTGTAGCTTGCACCCGACGGGGCAGCGCCAACGATGAAAGTGTAATCCAACCCTGCAGCCGGAGCAGGCAAGGTGGTTGCAAACTCGGTGGCGGCGCTCAGGAAGAACGTGCGGCCAGATTGTGCAGCCGTCAGCGTCGAAGCAGCGGCCAAAGTCGTCACAGACGCCAAGCCGGTGACGGAGCCGACAACGTTGCCGGTCAAATTGCCGACAACGTTGCCGGTCAAATTGCCGATGAACCCGTTGTTCGAGATTACTGGTCCCGAGAAATTGGTGTTAGCCATGGAGTAGATCCTTTATGGGGGTGTAGCGGAGCGCAATTTTCCTAACTGAGCTTGTGTCAAGCCCGACCGCACGACCGCGCGCCGCGTATGTCATGTGCGGGTTGTCTACTATAAACTGGATTTTAGCAACCTTATCTGGGTTACTCAAAGCCCTGCGAAGCTGACCATCACGAAGTGATTTTCGATAACCTTCAGTGATATGTGACACCACGCCTTTCTTAGTGGCACTTATCTTTTTTCGCGTATCTTCGCTATGAGTCCGCCCGCGCATGGGGATGTGAGCAGTCTTAGAAATGTTATAATACACAGGGGTTTCGTTAAAGATCGCGTCCCCAGAAAGATATGCCTCCTCAAGCGAGTCAAGCTCATCAGCATCCTCGCAGATGACCTCAAAATCATAAGAAAAGACAGATTCTCCATACTTCTTGAACGCCGCCTGCAGATGTTCATTGGGGTGCTTGCTAACTCTGAGCAAATTGAAATGGTCAGCAATTCTTTTCCGCATGCGAGAAGACTGACCAACGTAACCGTTTCCGGTGGTGTTGTTCCTGATTACATATATCCCGCAAAAGTCTTGGTTGTATGGCATGCACCACCTCACTGTCGACCCTGATGGTATCATGGTTGCGCAGCAAATAAAAGGGTGCACATCAAGTGCCATTTTTTTTAACTTCACGTGCCCGTGGTCATAAAAAAACCTCCCCGATGCTTAGGAGTGTATCCTAATATCAGGGAGGTCAACTTTGCAGGTAGCCAAAAACTGTTAGTTTTCAGTTACTTATCAGACGCCTGCCGTGCCGTACAGACCGCGCGGGTCGGTCCAGCCAACAGTGTAACGTTCGGTCGCCTTGTAGCGCATGGAGTCGGTTTCGAAATCGCCTTCCATGCTCTTTTCGAGACCGCGACGCATCAGCAACTTCATACCTTCGGGAGCGTCGGTCTGAACCCACCAAGCGGTGGACGACGTGATACGCGAGAGGTTTGCTTGGCCGTCGGCCAGCAAGCCCATCGACTTCACGGGGTTGATGTCGTTGTCAGCGGTGCCGGTACGCAGAACCGACTTGAGCAGAACTTCAGCTTGGAACACGTTCGAAGGACCGCTAACGATCTTCTTCGGCGTCAAGCGGATACGCTTGCCGTTGTTGTCAACAGCGTTGCGGATCTGGATCAGCAGTTGCTCAAGCGAAGTCTGCGACAAAGCTGCAGCGGTAGACAGTTCATTGCTGAACACGCCGTTCACGATCGGATGCGAGGTGTTGATCAGCGAGACGCCGTCACCACCAGTGTATGCCGAGTTGAACGCACGGTTCAGAATGTTTGCCGACAGCGTTTCCTTCGTCTCGATCAGCGACTGTGCCAAGTGCTTGGCATAGGTCTGGCCGATACGAATGTGGTCGCCGTCTTCCACAAGAACCTTGGTCAAGCTGAATGCCAAACCGTAGACCTTGTAGAGATAACGCTGCAGGAACAGCACGCCGCCGGACTGGTAGGTAACAGCCATACCGTCGGGCAGTTCGGGCGCTGCGCCAAAACCATAAAGAACGGGTTCTTCATGATAGTTGCGCGGAATGCCTTTCTGCTCGCGGAAGACCATCTTCCATTCGTCAGCACGCTGGTCGTAAACACCATCGAACACTTCGTTGAGGATAGGCTCGACGACAGACCGGAAGTCTGTACTACGCATTGGTGTAGCCATGATTCAAGCCCTCCCTTACACGGAATTAACCGCAGCTTTGTAGTGGTGTTCGTTGATACGAACAGTGGCCACGACATAAGCGTCGGTCAAAGAATCGTTGATGTTGTATGCAAAGCCGGTGATCTGGAACTGGCCAGAAGTCGCCTGAATCGCGGTGAGCAAGGTGTTGCTGAGACCCGTCTGGGTCGAGCCACCAGGAGACGCGACAGTCCAATCGCACTCTTCGCCGACAGCGGTCTGGACCGTGGTGCCTGAGGAGGGGTTGTTGTACTGGACGTCGAACAGCGTTTCTGGGTCGTCATAAACCCAAGCAACGATGTTGGTGCCGGTAGCACCGGTCGGCCAAAACGGCGAAATCACGGGGCGACCCGTGGCGTCGTTGTATTGGCAACCACCGAAAATACCGAGCAACGAGATACCGTCAACGGTGCCGCTGCGGGTGCCATCGCTGGTCCCGAGTTGCACAACGCCGTTGTCGGTCAGCTTAACGGGGTCACCCGAAAAGATGTTGGCCGCGTATGTGCTAGCGATCGTATAGGCTTTCGGACGCATTTGACCACTGTTGTGGTAAGACGGGCGAAAGCCAAAAGGTGCGCTAATTGAAGACATAGCCTACTCCTTGGCTGAAGGGGTTTCGTTAGGAAAGATCAAAGATCGCTTCCCGTTCTTGCCCAATTTCCCGTGTTCCGTCACCCATATCAATACGAGACTTAGACGCACGGGCCTGTTGCTCGAGGAACTCTGCGGTGTCGCTGAGCTTCTCCTCTTCCCTCATCGGAGCGTCATGGTGAGCTTCACGCATGTACTTCTGATAAAGGCTGATGGGCAACTTGAAGGCTAGCATCTCATTAACGCCGATGAGTCCAGTCCAGTCACCAGTCTTGAGCGTGGCGTATTCCCAGCCAGGAACGTCTTCTGGCTTTACAGGCTCATACCCAAGTCTGATGCGCGTTTGGATGGAATCGCGCGGGTTCGTCGTCGTAAGCCAGCACATGTGCCAGCCAGGGATCTTCGGCAAGTCCGGTAGAGAGGACTGGTAAAACTGTTGACGGAACATTGCTACCCGCTCATCGTCAGAAATAGCGCGATTTTCTG